TGGCGGTACGCGGAAGAGCCCCCTCAGGAGGACGCTGAGACGTCGGAAGAGGGTTCCGAGGGTGAGGACACCCAGGATGCCCCTTCGCTGCCTCAGGAGCCATCTCAGGGCCAGGAACAGGCCACTGGGCAGAACGAGCTTCAGGCCGAGGACGGTTCGGACCCCGCGCCCTCCATCCCGGAGATCCGGAAGTGGGCGCTCGAGAACGACGTTGAAGGCGCGAAGCCGCAGGGCAAGCTGTCCAAGGCCGTGATCGACGCTTACATGGCTGCGCACAAGGAGTGATGAGCGATGGCGCTGGCGACCTCGCAAGATGTGGTTGACCGTTGGCTCGGCGAGCCGCTCGAAGCTGAGGTGCTGGCGGTCATCGACGTTCGGCTGAACGACGCGGAGCGCATCCTGAAGAACAGGGTGCCGGACCTCCTGGTCCGAGCTGCGGAAGACGCGGAGTATGCGGAGACGGTGGTTCAGGTCGAGTCGGACATGATCCTCCGGCTGATCAAGAACCCCGACGGCTATTCGCAAGAGTCGGACGGGAACTACTCGTACGCGATCTACCAGCAGGTGGCTGCGGGTCGGCTGATGGTCCTGGATGAGGAGTGGGATCTGCTCACCGGTGGGTTGGGCATGGGCATGTTCACGATCTCACCGTACTTCCCGGATTACCCTGCGCCCGAGGCCGCGTACGACCCAACCAAGCCATGGCCTCCGCCTTGGTGGTTGGAGGGTTGATCAATGGCACTGCTCGATAAGGCTGTCGAGGACGTCACGGTGTACCCAGAGGTTGAGGACTTCGACGATCTGGGAAACCAGATCCTCCGGCCCTCGACCGTGGGTTACCAGGCCAAGGCCACGATTCAGCCCGCTCGGCAGTCGGGTACTTCGGCCCGAAGGGCTGAGCAGGATAACGAAGGTTACGAGACCGAGGAGAACTACCGACTTCGGTTCACGCGCAAGCACGACCGAGAGCGCGGTGTTCTTGGGCAAGGTTCAGAGCTGGTCTGGAAGGGCGAGCGCTGGACTTTCGTCGGCAAGCCCACCTTCTACAACGGCTCCAAGAGGACCCGGCACATCGACTACATGATCCAACGCAACTAGGAGGCTGTGATGGCACGTGTTGACCTGATCAGTCAGGATGCGATGGTTGAAGTCGTGGCCAAGATCGATGGTGTTCGAGACGCGGTTCGAGGCGAAGCGGGCGAGATCTTCTGGCGCGCGACGGCTAACCTCGCAGAGCATCACCGTGAAGGTCGGTCCTCAATCGAGATCGATACGCCTTCCTCGTATGACCATTGGGGTGTGAACGTTTACCTGGTCGACCCGGATAACGCACTTGCCATTGAGGCGGGTCACTTCGTTCGGACGGCTTCGGGGTTCCCGGTTTACGTCGAAGGCCTGCATGTCCTCAAGAGGGCTGCGAGGTTGATGTAATGGCTTCCGAAATCGGGCGGGATATGCCGATGATCGAAGCTGTGGTCATTCCGCTCTTGAAGGCCAGGCTTCCGGCGCGAGTTGCCGTGGAGTCTTGGACCAAGGATGTGGACAGCCGCACGTTTCCGATCATGCATGTTCGCCAGCTCAGCGGCCTACCCAACCAAAAGCGACCCGACCTGCTGGACAAGCCGGTGGTCGAGTTCACCGCGTACAGCGACGGCAAGGATCCGTCCTACAAGGGTTACGCGGGCACCAAGGACCTTCTCCTCGACACGCAAATGATCGTGTGGGAGGCAGTCCGTAACCAGACGGTGGTCGCCAACGTCGGCTACCTTCACAGCTACTTCCAGACCATGGGTCCGCTTCAGTTGGACTCCCCGTTCAACGGGACCTGGCGGTGGCAGAGTCTGATCCAATTGGGCCTCCGCCCAGCAAACTGAAGGAGAACGCCTCATGGCGACGAATGACAGTGCGGTTCTCACCGCTGGTGCCGGTTGGGTGTTCCTGGCCGACGCCAACACCGTCTCCCCCGGCGACGACCTGGTCGACCCACCGGCCGGTCCGTTCGTTCCGAGTGCCCTGCCAGCGGCTTGGGTTCCGGTTGGCCACACCTCGCGTGACGACCTTCCGGAGTTCGGCTCCGACGGCGGTGACACCGAGGTTCGGGGTTCGTGGCAGAACGCCTCGCTGCGGCAGGTCATCACCGAGACCGCCGTCGACTACGTGACCATCAACCTGCTCCAGTTCGACAACGACACTCTCGAGCTGTACTACGGCGTCGAGAACCCGCTGACGAACGGCGAGCGCCGGTTCCGTGTGGCCACCACGCCGACGGGCACGGTCGAGAAGGCCTTGCTGATCGTGATCGTGGACGGCAACGTCTCGGTCGGTCTGTACGCACCGCGCGTTTCGTTCACCCGTGACGATGCGATTTCCCTGGCGGTCGACGACTTCGGCACCCTGCCGGTCCGTGCGACCTTCCTCCAGGGTACCGACGGTCCTGCGGGCGACAGCCTGCTGTTCGACTGGATCGGTGGTTCGATCATCGCCCCGGACACCACCCCGTGATCTGAGCCGGAAGGGAGGTGATCCCGACGGCACGACGGAAGTCCGGCATTCACATCAAGAAGTCGAACCGGGGCAAGCTCCGGAAGACGGCCGGAGTAAAGAAGGGGGAGAAGATCCCCGTTTCCAAGCTCCGGAAGATGAAGAAGTCCAAGAACCCGACGACTCGAAAGCGGGCCAACTTCGCGTTGAACGCGCGAAGGTGGAAGCGCCGGTCGTAGTTCTGAGACAGGGCGGTTTCCTGGCGGACCGGCCGCCCTGTCTTTTTGTTTGAGGTCTGCCTCTTTGGTAATATCCATTCACGAAAGGTTCGCCAACCATGAGCAAGAATTCATTCTCCCTCGAGGACATCGACCGCGAGCTGGAGGCCGAGTACGCGCCGGTGGAGTTCACCGTCCAGGGTGACGTTTACACGCTGCTTCCGCTGCTGCGGGTCGACAAGGACCGGCGCAAGAAGGCGCAGGACGCGCTGAAGGCCTTCGAGTCGAAGGAGGACGGCACCGTTGTTCTGGACGCCTCGGTGGCTGAGGGCGATGAGGACGAGCTGGAGAAGCTCACTCAGGCGCTGAAGGTCGTGCTGTCCAACGTGACCAAGGGTCCGGAGTACGTGGGCCAGATGATGGTCGACAAGCTCGGCAACGACTTCCTGCGCCACATGAAGCTCATGCAGAAGTGGTCCGAGGCCACGCAGCCGGGGGAAGCCTCCAGCTCGTCGAACTGATTGATCAGTACGGCGAGCAGATCTTCCAAGACCTGCATCGTTACGCGGGTGGCCTGAGCCTTGTCGCAGCTTTGCGGCCAGGTTCGGGCTATTCGCCCCGTCAAATCATCGTTCTGATCAAGGGCTTGCCTCTGGAGTCCGCCACCGTTGCCGCCATGAGAGGCGGGGACGAGTTCCGAGGCTGGACCATTGAGCAGTACCAGATGACTAACCTGCTCGACGCGGTGAACTACAACACGTACGCGACGATTGCAGCTGCGTCTGGTAAGAGGAAACCGAAACCGCCCGAGCCCGCTCAGAGGCCTCAGGCGCGCATGAAGAAGGCCAAGTCGGCGAACAACCCGTTCGCCCAGCGACTGGCAGCCGCAAGGCGCGCTAAGGCCATCAAACCCCAAGGAGCGTAACCGATGACCAGTCCCGGAGGTGTGGAGGTCGGGCGGGTCTCCATCCGAGTCGTCCCGGACACGTCCAAGTTCAGGCAGGAAGCCAAGCGCCAGCTCGACAAGATAGCCAAGAGCCTGCGGGTTCAGGTTCTCGTCGAGCTGGACGACAAGAGGATCAAGGCGGAACTGGCCAAGCTCAAGAAGGCCGCTGAAGACCAGGCTGCCAAGATGGGCGTTGAGGTCGACGGAGATGGGGCTCGGCGCGAGGCCGGTCGTATCAAGCAGTTCATCCAGAAGACGTTGGGTGCGATCAAGGCCACGGTTGGTCTGAACATCGCCGCTTCGGTGGCTCGAGTTCGGGCCGACATCGCCATCATCAACAAGCTCGTGCGTGGCTACAACATCAGGATCCCGATGGAAGTGGTCGGGATCTCGAAGTGGCTTGCCATCCTGACTGCAGTGTCAGGGGTTTTGCTGTCCTTCCCGCACATCATCGGTGCGATCGGTGGGGCAGTGAACGTGGTTGCTGGCGCTCTTGCCCTGCTTCCGGCCTTGGCCGCTGCAGGTGCTGCGGGTATCGCTACCCTGATCGTGGGTTTCCGAGGCTTCGCTACTGCGATGAGCGAGGCAGGCAACACCGAGAAGTTCGAGCAGGCTCTCAAGGAGTTGACCCCGAACGCTCAGGCTGCCGCTCGTGCACTGGCGACGTTCCGAGAGCCCCTTCGAGACATCCGCGAGTCCGTGCAGGACAACCTGTTCCAAGGCATGGACAAGCCACTACTTCGCTTGAAGGCCTTGCTCCCTCCGATCAAGTCGGGTCTGACCGGTGTCGCCGGTGGGATCCGGGACATGGTCAAGGGCTGGATCGACATGGCCACGTCTCAGAAGTCTGTGCAGGACGCGGACACGATCCTGAGCAACATCGGTAAGGGCTTCAAGGAGGCTCGTCCTTCGCTGGCCTCGTTTGCCGCTGCGCTCAAGGATATCACGGTTGTTGGATCGACCTTCATGCCACGGCTGGGTAAGGCGACGACGGACGTGACCGCACGGTTCGCGAAGTGGGCTGCAGAGGCACGAGAGTCCGGCAGGCTTGAGCAGATCATCGACAACATGATTGAGAAGCTGAAGCAGACCGGTCGGATCATCGGTGACGTGGTCGCTGGGTTCCAGAACATCTTCGGCGCTCTGCGTGGCGGTGAGGACTTCCTCGACATCATCGAGCGGATCAGCCAAGGGTTCCGCGAGTGGTCGGAGTTGGATTCCACGCAGTCGACGCTTCAGAGCCTGGCTCGAGTCATGCGAGTCGTGATCGACGCTGGCTCCGAGCTGTTCGGCCAGGTGTTCCGCTCGGCCGGTGAGGTCTTCAAGGAGCTGGAGCCGTTCCTGATCACCTTCGCGCAGACCTTCGCGACTGTGCTGGCAGACGCCATCAAGGCGATCACGCCGGTGCTGAAGGACATGGCGCGCTGGCTGTCGGAGAACAAGGCTGTCATGGTCCCTCTGGGGATCGTGATCGTGTCGCTGGTGACTGGCTTCAAGCTGCTGGCGACGGCGGCCAGGGGCGTTGCAGCGATCAAGGACAGCTTCACGGTGTTGAAGGCTGGGGCCGACACGATCGGCACTATCGCCACCGGCATCACTGGAAGCGTCAAGAAGATCGGCACTTCGCTCTGGGAGTCCGCGAACAACGCGGCTACCTGGGTGTCGACGATGACCTCGAAGTGGCGAGAGGCTGCGGCTAGCGCCGTGACCAACGCTGCTGAGGTCTCGAAGGCGTGGGTGAAGAAGACGGCTTCCACAGCCAAGGAAACCGCTGTCAAGTGGGCTGGCGCTGTGGCCGAGTGGGCTAAGAGCTGGGCTAGCGCGGCGAAGGCCGCTGCGGTGCAGGCAGCCAAGACTGCTGTTGCCTGGATCTCGAACCTCGCCCGTATGGTAGCGGCTACGGTTGCTCAGATGGCTGTCGCTGTCGCCACGTGGGTTGCGAACTGGATCCGGATGGCTGCTGTAGCGCTCGCGCAAGCGGCCCGAATCGCCCTAGCCTGGTTGATCGCCATGGGTCCGATCGCCCTGCTGATCGCCGCGATTGTCGCCTTGGTTGCTCTGATCATCCTGAACTGGGACAAGATCGTCGCAGCCACGAAGGCAGCTTGGGATTGGATCTGGGGACACATCACCCGGATCGGCCGAGAGATCTCGGATAGTTTCCAGGCCGTGGTCAGCTTCATTCGCAAGATCTGGGATGAATGCTGGCGCGTCGTGTCGGACATTATCACCAAGGCGGGAGATATCATCCGAGGTGTGGTCGATAAGATCAAGGGTGTCTTCCGGGGAATTGGTGAAATCATCGGCGAGGTGATCGGGTTCTTCCAGAGGATCAAGGACGGAATCGTCAAGAAGGTCCAGGAAGTCCTGACTTGGCTGGGTGACCTCGGACAGAAGATCCTTAACGCCATCGGCGACCTGGGTCGTCTGCTGTGGGATACCGGCCGTAACCTCGTCAAGGGGTTGTGGGACGGCTGGAACAGCTACTTCGACGACTTCAGGCAGGCCGTGATCGACGACGGCAACTCGCTGATCGACAACATCAACGGGATCTTCGGCGTGTTCTCGCCCTCCAGGGTTTTCCGAGAGATCGGTGAATACCTTGGCATGGGCCTGATCATCGGTATCAAGTCGCAGAGTCAGGGCGTGTTCCGGGCGGGCGACGAGATGGCCTACGCCGTGCTGGAGGGGTTCGGTAAGCCTCAGATCGAGCTGGACATGGTCACTCCAATCGAGGACGCTACGCCAGGCGCACTGAGGGCTGTCGACTCCTTGACCTCGCAGATGCAGTCGCGGGCTCAGGGCCAGTGGTCGACGCTCATGGAGTCGGAAGACTTCGATCCGCTTGAGGACCGACTTGTGGCCGCCCTGGAAAGGGGAATCGTCGTCGAGATGGACGGCGAGAAGGTTACCAAGAGGGTCAACAAGAGGAACAACATGAATGCGAGGCGGTAATGGCGGATCCAATCTGGTTCCTGGGTCCCGACTGGGATCTCCAGCCGCTGGTCTGCCCCGAACGTGACTTCGACATCACGCCCGTGCGCTACGGAGGGATCTTCCAAGGTCTCTCCGGCGCACGGACGGTGTCGAACACCGGGCTCAAGTACCAGTACACAATGGACTTGACCTACCTCACTCCTGAGGAGTACGGCCGGTTGGAGGCCCTGCACTTCCGCAGGATCCCAGGACCCCACCGGCTCATCAGTCCGCTGAAGAAGAATCGGCTCAGCGCTGACGGTTCGATCGTCAAGGCTGGGGGCGCGGTGCACTTGAACCACACCGGTTTCTCGGTGTACGTCGGTGCTACCCGAAAGGTGCTCGACTGGCCGAGCGCGGCGGGAACCGAAGGTGCTGTATCGACCGGCTGGACCATCTCACTAGGAGCTGGGAACTACGGTCGGTTCGACTCGTTGTACAAAACCCCCGTCACGGCGGGTCAACCCGTTACGGGGTCGGTGTGGCTGAAGTGTGCGAATGCTGGGACCATCGAGCTGAGGTTCGACTGGTTCGACAAGGCGGGCGTGCAGATCGGTAATACGGCTCCGACCGGGGTGGTCAACCTCGACACGTCTTGGACGCGAAAGACCTTGACCGCTACTCCCCCCGCAGGGGCTGTGAACGCGAGGTTCGCGTTTGTGAGTCCGTCGGAGAGCCTGGTGAGTGCGGAGCTGTTCGTGGCTGCAGCCCAGGTTGAAGTAGGTCCCACGGCTACATCCTGGAGTCCTGGCGGTGGCGCACCACGAGTCGCTATCGACCAGATGGCGGTGAAGACCCCTCGGTTCCCTTACACATCGACCACGATCACCATTCTGGAGGAATGATGCAAGCGCATGGAGGGCAGGCGGCCCACGAGGCGATCCTGGCCCCTGAGAGGACGTTTGTGGTCGACCTCAAGGTGGACTGGTATGGGAACGGGCTGTTCGACCACCCGCTCTCCGACATCAGTCCCATGGTCGGCACCATCTCCGTGGATCGTGCGCTGTCGGGGACCCTTCCTCCTGAGCTGATGCTTGTGGAAGGGTCTTCGGCGGCTGAGCTTACCTTCACGCTGGGTGGAGAGATCCCACCGGGCGACTGGGGCCTGGGCGCGACGACAACGGTACCCCTGAGCTGGGTGTCCATCCTTAGCCCTTACAACGGCCTGTCGCCGCTGCACAACGTCCAAACCGTCGGTGCTGAGGTGAAGTACCGTCTGGGGGTCGAAACGGCCACAGGGACGATCTGGTACCCGCAATTCGTGGGCAACATCCGAACCATCAACGCCTCCAGGTCGACCCACACCGTGACGATTACGGCTCTTGACCGCACGGAGAAGATGCGACAGCCGGTGGATATCCCGCTTTGGGCTACGGCTTCTTGGCATGCCGATCGTGGCTACCAGGAAGCCCAGCTCATGTACTCGCATTGGGTCATCGACCAGTGCCTGCGCAGCGCGGACATCTCACCTACTCCGTACAGGCCTGTTGCCGAGCGTGAAGGTAAGGCGGAATGGCCTAACGACGACGAGTGGGGTCTCCAGTTCTACCTGACCGGCAACGGTTCTTACATCCCGTCCGTGGGTGTCATGGGTGACGCTCGAGTCCAGGGGTTCCCTTGGATGGAGGGTTCGGGGCAGCCCATGTACAACCGAGTCGGCCTGCCGCACCCGACGGTGGCCGCTGAGGTCAACGCCTCGGGTGACAAGCCACTCGTGCTCAACGACGTTCGTGGCGATGCTACAGGCGTGGTTCCTAGGCTCATGCCGTACCACCCTTCGACCACGGACACCGACGCGGGCCGGGCATTCAACCTGCAGTACCGCGCTCGAGACGTCGATGAGATGCGCTTGAACACCGACGGTACGCACTTCCTCGGGTTCACGCTTCTGACTCCAGCCGGGGACACCGACTGGCAGACGATGAACCACTACCCCCTGGAAGTTTACATCGGGGGTAACCGAACGCTGAGGATTCACATCATGACCGGCAGCGCGCGGGTCGAGGTGTGGAACTGGTCCACGGAAACCATGTTGTGGGGCGGCCCTTGGGTCGTAATCCCGACAGGCCAGGCCTCTGTGCAGATCGATGCTCAGGTCGGTGGCCCGTGGTGGCCAGACATGAAGATGGGGATCCGAGCGGGTTCTAACTTCTCCACGTACAACGTCGTTGCCGACGCCAGCGGTTCGAAGCCAGACGATAACCGTGAAGGTGTTGTCCGAGTCAGGCACTTGGCCAACATGGCGGATATCTATTGGGCGGTTCGATTCGGGGGCTTCGGCGATATCCAGGACAGCCGTTTCGGGACATACGCCCGTCGACCAGCTAAGTACGGTGCGGTCCTGGATCTTGGTCTGAACCGCTTGACGAGCACGCCAGCTACTTCGTACGAGGACGGTTGGGCATTGGCTACGAGTGTGGCCGCTGCTGAGCTTGGTGCGGTGTTCTGGGACGAGAACGGGGTGTTCCGATTCTGGAATAGGGATCGAATCGCAGCCCTTCAGGAGAGCCCGGTTCGCACGTTCACGCTGGATGAAATCGGCGACCTGAACATCACCGACAGCTCGGATTCGATTCGTAACGTCATTTCGATGGATACGATCGTGGCTACCGCCGATCAGGATAACGTCTTCAAGTCTAGTGACCCGGACCAGTTCTATTTGGCACCAGGCACTGCGATCTCGACGCGAATCCAGATCAGCGACAACAGCATCCAGGCTGTGACCCCAGGTAAGGTGCGAAGGTTCGCAACGGTGCCGGACGCAAACGTCCCGGCCCCAGCATGGAGCGACAGCACATACCACGGCTACGTGGTTCAGTTCACGGCGACTCCGGAGAACCCGAACAGCTGGGCTGAGAAGAACCACTTCGTTTCCGGTGTTGACGTTTACGCCTACGCGGATGCCAAGGGCCAGCTTACGATCACGTTCTGGAATGGGTACTCGGAGCACGCACGATTCTCCAAGCTGCACATTGGCGGAACGAAGATCACCCGTCAGGACAACCGGATCGTGCGGTGGGAGAACCAGGCGAGCATCGATAAGTTCGGTCCTCGGAACCTGCAGCTGTCCGGCGATTGGGTGCAGTACCAGCCTGCTGCGATCAAGAGGCTTGGCGAGTACCTGATCGAGCGAACCGTGGAGTCCATTCCGGCTACGGACGCGATCGCCATCGCAGGGGATCCACGACTGCAGCTGGGTGATGCTATCCAGGTTCTGGATCCCGATGGCATGGGCGAGGATATGCGATTGCAGGTTCTCGGAATCAACCGTTCGTTCTCCAAGGAGAGCGGGTTGGTTGACACACTGACCGTCGAGATGACCAGGCCTCCGGATGTAGGTATCTGGGACTCGGGTCAGTACGGTAAGTGGAATCAGACATTCATCTGGAGCTGACACATGGCAATCGTCTCGATGGCGGACGCCTCTCCTGGCGCTATCGCGCTGGCGTCTGAATACAACAAGGTCACAGCAAACATCAGGGACCTTGACGCTCGACTGGGTGCGGTTGTCTCTGGCAGCACAGCACACGCTCGCTTGACGGCGTTGGAGTCGCTGACTACCAACGTCTCAGGCAACGTGGGTATCGGCAACCAGAGGTTGTCGGACCGTCTTGGTTCGGGTGTCTCGAACACCACCAACGTCACCACGGGTACCGCTACTGCTCAGCTCACCGATCTTCGCACGAGGGTTGGTGCGCTCGAGAGTGGCGGTACTCTGCCGGGGGCTTGGACGGCTATCTCCACGTATCAAAACTCGTGGGGCAGCAGGTCGGGGTTCCCGGTGCTCAGCGTTCGAACGCTACCCGGTGACAACGTCCAGATCTTCGGGACCATCTACCGGGCAGCCGGTGGCCAAGGTCCCGGTACGGTCACCTGCATCATCCCGTCTGGCTTTCGGCCGCTGGGTTCTGCGGTGATCTTCGGCATGGACAGCTCAAACGTCCTCGCCGCGATGGAGATCCTGGCCAATGGGAACATGCAGATCAAGATTCCTATCGGTCAGACGTCGGGGAACACCATCTCCATTTCCCATCAATACTACATCGGCTCGGGTGTTCCGAACGCCGCATAATAGAAAAGGAAACCAGTGGCAACCATTCTCTTCACATCGCCGCACCAGGATGACTCGGACCTTTACGGGGCCTACGCCATCTACAAGCACGTGCAGGCGGGACACGACGTTCACGTTCTGCTGCATTGCGGCGGTGTTGAGTCGGCTGCACAGCCTGGCTCGGGTCTCTCGAGGCCTAAGTTCGGTCGGGCACGTGACGACGAATTCATTCGAGCGAGTCGTCAGCTCGGTATCCCATACGAGAACATCCACTTCGCAAGAGTCTCGCCGCCCGACGGCCAACTCTCAGTCCAGGTGGCTTACGACGCCATCCAGGACTTCGCGGAGGACCACCCGGGTACGTGGTTGAAGGCCTACAGCCATCTGACTTACGGCGGTAGGCACCAGGACCACATCAACTCGGGCCTCGCCGCGCGCAAGGCGCTGCAGGACGGTCTCGTGGACAATCTCAGGTGCTACATCGAGCCATGGCTGATCAGCTCGTTCCCGACAGGGATCGCGATCAGCACCGATACAGTTCCGGACAACACCCAGCCTCACCTAGCTCTCGACGAGTACGGTCGGGTCGACCCGATGGCGGGGATGTACGGAATCGGATTCCAATCCGTGAATTACTTCGCTCAGGTCAAGGCCAATGGGTGGAGTAAGTACCACTTGCCGGTGATGTGACATGGAAACCCTGAGGCGGGAATGGCCTCGCCTCGGGATTTACCTTCTGCTGATGGCGTTCGGAGCTTACTCGACGATCTATCCGATTGTGAGCTTCGAACGCGCAGCACCGTACTGGGCTGAAATAATGCTCGGTGTGGAATTCTTCGCGGCTGGCGGACTTCTTATGCTCGGCATGATGGGGCACAAGAAGTTGCGCTTAGCCGGTCTCCTCGTGGTGGCCGTGGGCCTTACTACGATCTCCTTGGTTATCGCCTTCGCGGGCGGTACCCGGGTCTTGGCGTACGCCTTCCTGTTCGGGGCATTCGCCATGCAAAGCGTCAGCGATATCCTAAGCGAGCGGCGCGAACGACAGGAAGAAAAGAAGCTCGCGGAGGAGCTGGCAGATCTGGCCAACGGGATGAGACAGGGAGAAGGGCGATGACGTGGACCCTGCTGCTACAGCAGACTGTGGAGGCGCAGCCTTTCTCTTGGGCTCAGTTCCTAGGTACTTCGGGACCGTTAGCCGCTGCGGTTGGTCTACTCGGATTCTTGTTCAAGGTCTGGATAGACAGCCGCAAGGAGAAGCGCGAAGATCGGAAGGCAGATCTCGAAGGAGAGGTTGGTGCCGTGGCTGCGGCACGTGAGGCGGTCAAGCTGGTGCGTGAGCAGATGGATGCCATGAGGGCTGAAATCGCTGCCATGAAGGTGGAGCACGCAGCTGAGACGGCAGAGCTTCGTGCTCGGATCGAGGCTCGTGAGAAGCAGATCGAGAAGCTCGACGATCGAGTACGAGAACTGGAGACGGAGAATGACTACCTCAAGAGGCAACGGGGAGCCTCTGGCTAATCTCGACGCGGCATTAGTCGAGGTCGAGCAGGTACCCAAGGTTGAGAAGATTGAGCGCCGGGTCGACCGGAAGAACCAGATCGTGGTGGTCGTTTCTTTGATCATCGCCCTCTTGTCCATGGCCTGGTCGACCTGGAACTCCATCGAATCGGGGAACAACTCCGAGGACATCGCCAAAATCACTGCTCGGGCCACGGTGAATGAGGAAGACATCAAGGATCTGCGCGAGGCGAACAAGCTCCGCGTTGAGGCCGGACTGCCTGAGATCCCTCTGCCCGCTCCGGGCCAGGAGGTCGACGTCCAGGCGCTGGCTGCTGCGGCCTCGGCCATCGTGCTTGAGGACATCAGGTCAGACCCACGCTTTAAGGGCACCCAGGGGCGTCCTGGAGAGCCTGGTAAGCCGGGTGAGACTGGTAAGCCCGGGGAGCAGGGACAGCCTGGCACAGAGGGTCCTAGGGGCCAAGACGCGCCTCCTACCCCTCCGGCCACGATCGCGGAGGCTGTAGCGGCTTACTGCTCGCAGGCTTCACAACCCTGCATGGGTGATGTCGGACCCGCAGGTAAGGACGGGGAGGACGGAGCAGATGGTGTTGATGGTGCGAGCGTGGTGGCCATAACCCAGGCCTCTGGGCCGACACCATTGCAATGCACGATCACCTTTCACGTGTACGACCCTTCGGGGGTCGGTACCGAACAGACCCACGATGTGATCCTGGACGTCCCTTGTTCGTCCGGATGAAAGGAGCAGCGCATGCTGCTGAACGACCTGGCCTCTCTGGCTAGGGGCATGGGCCTTACGGTTCATGAGGCTCCCGGTTGGGTTGGCCACAACCACGGTGCGATGAATTCGGTGTCCTGCATCGTCATCCACCACACAGCCGGTTCTCCAACCGGTGATTACCCTTCGTACAACGTCGTACGGAACGGTCGGACTGGTCTCCCGGGGCCGCTCGCTCAGCTCGGCGTCGGCCGGAGTGGCAAGGTCTACGTCTTCTCGAACGGTCTCGCGTACCACGCGGGCACGGTCAAGGAGACCTGGATGAACAACGCCAACTCCATCGGCATCGAGGTCGAGTCGGTTGGTACTGGCCCTGAGTGGCCTTCGGTGCAGGTGCACGCTACAGCCAAGCTGGTGGCGGCCTTGTGCAAGCGGTACGGCGTTCCGGTGTCTCGAGTGCTTGGGCACAAGGAGGTCTGTTACCCAGTCGGTCGGAAGATCGACCCCGTCGGGATCCCCGGCGACATGCCAGCGTTTCGTTCGCTGGTCCAGCAGTATCTGAGTGGAACCGTTCAGGAGGACAACGACATGCAGCCAACCGACGTGGTCAGGGACCCTGGCCCGGACAAGTGGGGTTGGGTCTGGCTGAACGCCCAACAGAACGCCAAGGCGGTTCGTGCCATGGTGGCTTCGCTGCAGGGTCAGGTCTCCGCGCTGCTCACGGCGGTGCAGAGCCTGGCGGCTGATGGTGAGGTCGACCTCGACGCGGTCCGGCAAGCGGCCGAAGAGGGCACGGCCAAGGCCCTGCGAGAGAACACCGTGAACGTGGACATCGACATCGCGGGTTACCCGCAGGTCTGATGTTCATCACGGACCTGAAGGTCGGAGAGGTTGACAGCCGAGACTGGCGTCTCCTCTCCGACCTGGTCTTCAAGACCAAGGACGTCGAGTACCGCGTGCCGGAAGGCTACGTCACCGACTTCGCATCGGTACCTAGAGCCACGGCCTGGCTGTACCCGCGCACCGGCTTGCACTCTAAGGCGGCCGTGCTTCACGACTGGTTGATCACGCACATGCTGCCGACTGGCTACATCACGTCGACACACGTGGACTGGATGTTCTATCAGGCTATGAAGGCCTCTGGCGTCTCATTTCCCCGTAGGTGGGTTATGTGGGCCGGGGTGAGGCTTGGTGCCATCGGCAACCCCAAGCGCCGGAGAGGAAGCCTCAGGACCCTTCCCAGGTTGCTCCTGGTTCTGTTGCTGTCAGCCCCCGTGGTTGTACCACCAAGCTTGGTTGTGCAGATCATGCTGACTGTGCTATGGTTGGTCAGCCTTCCTCTTCCGAAGAAGGCAAAGGCCGACGACCAGAAGACCTGAGGAGGGTCCCATGGCAAAGAGCGAGGATCTTGGCACGGTCCATTATCACAACCAGTCGTGCTTCAGCCGTAGGCTGGTGTGCGGTTCAGTGGAGCACAGCCACTCGAACTCTTGCTGGAAGAGGGGTTCGAACGTGTGCGGTAAGACCGAGCACACGCACGGCGAGAAGTGCATCCTGCAGGCCACGATCTGCGGCATGAAGCAGGGTTACCGCTACAAGTGACACGAGCGTAGGCTTAACGCCTACTAGCATGACAAAAAGCCCCCGGGCTCAAGGACTTAGGTCCAAGAGCCCGGGGGCTTTTGTGCGTTGAATCAGTACTCGCGGTCGCTCCGCCAGTGGTTGTCAGTCCTCATCATCGTCACCTCCTCCGAACACAGTCTCTAGGATTCCTGCCAATGCCGCTGAGATTACCAAGATCACCATCACGAAGATCAGAAACTTAGCAAAGAACCAAGCTCCGACGATGAGGAACGGTAGGGCGATCAGCAGCGCGCACATGCGCCGCTCGTGTGGTAGTGGTCTTGAGGACCGCCTGGGGTGTAGAACTCGGTGCAGGTCTTACACTGGACGGCTTCGGGCCGAGTGCGATTCTCCGCAGCCTGTCGAGCCTTCTTGGTGTCTTTCTTGCTCACCGTCCGCCACCCCCTCGTGATTGACAGAGGAACTCAGCGATTGCCACGATCACGACGCCTAGAATCAGGCCAACCAGGATGCCTTCCATCAGAAGTTCCCCGGTGCGACCTGGAAGACCGTGATCCCGATCTCGCGGTACATGTTGACGACCTGGTCCCTGTCGTCGAAGGCCGCGACTACGAAGTAGTTGTCCCTGACGTGCTCGTTGAACAGCTCGTACTTGACCAGGTAGTCCGGCCGGTGGTCCCCGGTCCGACGCATGAACAGCTTGCGGGGTGCCGTGCTCACATGCCGGTTGATCCATCGAGCGGTGTCATCGCGGCAAGAATCAGGTCGGCCAGACACGAAGATGGGGTAGTACCCATCGTGGATCATGGACCTTACCGCTCTGATGACCGGGTAGTTCGGAGCGTCCATCCAGACCTTATCGTAGTCGTGATGCTTACGGATGGACTCGGGGTTCCCAGGGGTACCGTGCAGGGCCACGGTCCCGTCGATATCGATGAGGACGGCGTTCCGGACCACACCTTCGGGTGCCTTGTACGGCTCGAACGGCAGGTACTTGGTGTCGAACTCCGGCTTCTCCGGGATCGGCAAGGTGCCGCCGTTCAACGGCTTGATGAACCGCTCCCAGTTCTTCTTGATCACGTCCTGGTTGAGCCTGCCTACTGATCGCTCAGCGTTGCGGGCCAGGCAGGTCTCGAGCGGAACCCGAGCCAGGTCGTGCCACACGACCCGAGCGTCGAAGTACTCGGCGATGCCCATCAGCCGCTTGACGTACACGGCCTTCAGGTTCATGTCGTCCACGTGCACGTTCTGTCCGGCGCGCAGGCCACCGTGGATCAGACGGGTCTGGATCTGGGTGACCTCGTCCTCCTGCTTCTTGGTGCCGAGCCCCTCGAAACCCAGCATGCGCCGGATGTGGTCCCGGCCAACGACCCGACCACCGTCCAGCAGCGCGAGAGTCTTCGCCAGGGTGGTCTTGCCCGACCCCTGAATCCCCCGGTAGATGTGCAGTTCAGTCTGCTCACTCATCTAGCTCTCCTTCCACTTCTCAGGAAATCTGCTCTTGTGCAGGTAGTTGTGGAGTCCGACGATGTAATGGGCCAGCTCCTCGGTCAGGATCAGGTCCACGTACGTCCTCTCTCCCTTGCTCCAGTCTAGTTCAGAGACGCGCTTCTTGTCAACGTTCGCGATGGCGTGCCCGCCGACGAGGTCATCGACGAGCACGTACCACCGCTCGTGGGTCGGGTCACTCATCCGAGCTTCACGATTCGTGACGGGTACTCGAGCCTGCTCGGCTTGGTACGGGTGTCGCCCTGAACGGTGATGCGCCAGCGCTCCCAACCGTACTCGGGCTTCACACGCTGAATGTTCAGCACGGTACCCAGGACAAGCTGAGCGTCGTTAAAGACCCGAACTGCGTAGGCGATACGGTCTCCGCGCCTAACCTCCTGGTCGGCTCGGTCTTTGAACGACTCCCGGTCTTCCTCTACGGTGTAGCTCACTTCTTCACGTCTCCCTTCGGTTCGACCAGACGCCACAGGTATTGGCGGGGGTCTCCCCCGTCGTACTTGATGAACATGGCCTTCTTCAGCCAGTTCGTCTCGTTCTTCTGAGCCAGCAGAGGCAGGCCGCACTGTCGGTTCAGCCAGAGGGCGAAGGCCTTCTTCCTGCCCCTCTCAGACTTCCACTCGTCGCCAGGGGCGATAGCCTCAACCTGAGACTGCGCGAACAGCTCGTTCACCAGCTTGAGCTTGTTGTAGACCATGTCCCGTAGGCTCAGTGACACACGCACCACCCAGTCGTGCAACTCGTCCGGGATCTCGTTGATGACCTGCGAGGCGAAGTCGTCACCGCTCAGGTAGTCGTAGGACAAGTCGAGGTCCCGGGCTCGACGCCAGATCTCTCGCTCGTTTAAACCTGTCACGACACGGTGCAGAGAGACGTAGTCCTCCTGCTTGATCTTCACCATCGCGTCGTCCATGACTGACCTGACAACGAGACCCTCCTTCCCGGGCCTGAGAGGCGCGCTGAGAGCCTCGCGCAGGTTCCGGTAACCGAATACCTCGGTGTGGGGTCCCGGCCAGTCCAGGAAGACGTCAGGCCCTAATACGGACCCGCTTTCGATGTGCACCGCTCCGAGCAGGATGAGGTCGTCGGTGTCACCGTAGTCGACCACGATCCGGTTCTCCGGGTACACGATCTCGAACAGGTACGTCCAGCCCTCCTTCGGCTCGAAGCCCGCGTACTTGGTGTTCAGGACATGGCTGGCGTGCAGCGCCTGGTCGCTCTCGAACGAACCCCTCGTGGCGATCTGGTTCATGCCGGAGCTGTCCTTGTACAGGATTCCCAAGCTACCGTCGACCTTGTCCGTGACAACGACCGGCTCCTCCAGGCTGAAGTCCAAGCCCTCGCCGTAGTTGAAGAACTTGAAGAATGGCCGGGCCACGATCTCGTGCGGGAACACGGTCTTGAAGATCAGACCTCGACTGTTCATCGTGGCCGCGTTCCACACTCGGTCGAACTGAGCTTTCTCCGTGTAGTTCAAGAGCGTCAGATCACCGTCCGGGCTGCGTCGCTCACGGATGTACCCTTCGCGGATCATCTCGTCCAGAAGCTCGTAGTCGATCAGGTCGAACAGCTTCACTACTTCCTCCTCCTAGGTCGGCCGGTGCGCTCCCACTTCTTCAGGCTCGCCACCACACCCTCAAGACTAGCGATCATCTCGTCGAGGTCTGGGTGGACGATTCGCGGGATCTCCTCCAGCTCCTCATCCGTCTTACGCCAAGGATACGCACCATCCCACACCCCGTCAAGCTTCCAGAGGTATCCGCCTGACCAACGAAGGTCGGGGTCGTTTTTGGCGTGCCGAAGCACGGACAGCGCACTCTCAGCGCGAGAGAGCACCGTCCGTACCTCAGTGAGCGGGTTGCTGGTGACCCGACCCAGGTCGATGTCAGTCATCGACTGCCACGACCTTGTACTTCGACTCGGTGAATTTGACCGAATACTTGAACCACTTCTTCCACGGGTCTCCCTCGGTCTTCTCCACCCGTGGTTCGGTCGACCAGAGCCAACCGGACCCCGCACGGACGAGGAACTTGTTGGCCGTCACGCAGCCGATCTCCTCCAGAACAGTAATCCGGTACGGAGGCTCCGGCATATGGAGAAATGCCTGAACCTCGTCGCCTTCGCTCACCCCGTCCCAGGGTCCGCTCTCCACGGGGACGATTGGCTCGGCACCCAGATCCGCACGAACCTGCACGGACTGGGCGAGCACCGACACGCGGAAGAACGAAGTCCCGTCGGGCGTCGTCACCACCTCGATGTCGTCTGCCAGGATGTGGAACGGAAACTCCTGGCCGTCCACAACCAGTACCGATTTCTTGGGCGTGATGACCAGTTCAGCGGTTCCCACGAGCTTTGCCATGAGGCACTCCTCTCCGTCGTCGGTTGGCCTCGATCATAGCAGCCGCGACCGCCATCACCTCAACCAGTTCCTTCTCGTACTCGTCGTCATCGACCCCAGCCTTCTCGAGAGCCTCGAAGACCTCCTCCAGCAGGATCGTGTCCCAGCCTACCACACCCTTCTGGACGGCAACGTCGTTGCGGTTGTGGTATTCGACACCCAGGAACTTGTAGTCGGGGGTTCTGAATCGGGAATTCCCAGGGTACGTGGATCGGTGCGGGTGGTTCTGCTCACCCCACTTCTCGACCTGCCGGTTCCGCTCGTCCTGGACCTTGTCGAAGATGGCACCGCCCGCCCACAAGGCCTCCTCGTGCTCGGCCACCACTGGACCCCCGAAGTCCAGCGGCAGCTCGAGTTGTTCGTCGCTCACGGGTTCACGAACTCCCATGGTCCGGTAGCGACCTGAACCCTGTAGGTTCGAGGGCTCTTACCGTATTCTTGGGTGGCGCGGTCTGCCCGGTTCTGAAGGTACGAGCGCCTGTTTCGAGCCGCACCCAACGTGTCGTACGGTCGGCTGACAGGCTTCACGGTGCCTTCGGGTGCGACCAGGACGACTCGAAACACCTCGTCGTATTCGCTCATGCCGCCTCCTCGGTGCTGACGTCCAGCTCGACGTACGTGACGTCGGACTTGGACTGGTAGACCACGTCGGTCACGACCCAACGGACCTTGCGGACACCGCCGTTGAGCATGAACCGAGGGCAGGTGAAGGACTCGCCCATCAGGTGGGTCACATCACCGTGGTAGGTCAGAACTCGTGGTCCCATCAGGCGTCAACCCCCTGGTTCAGCAGCTTGAAGACCTGACGCGTGGCTGCGACATCCGCCGCTGCGCTGTGGTCGTTGGTCGTGATCGCGTACCCCATGTCCTGGTATCGCTGAACGATCTCGGACAAGCCCATCGGCTTCTCGACTCGGAAGACCGGCATCGCCATGGACGAGACGTCCGCGAATCGGTAGTGCCAGGGTGCGACACCCCAGCGTCGAGCCAGCCGGTACGCGTCGAACGACGGGTTGGCACCGACGAGGGTCTTGTCCTTGAACTCCTCGCGCAGAACCAGATCGACGTACACCGAAACGTCTGCGGGTCGGAACCGGGTGTAGTAGCCGTTCAGCTCCAGCGCGTCGGGACGAGCGTTCTTCAGCGAGTGAGGCAACTGGTAAGACTTGATCTCGCCGTCACCCACCGCGTACGCCACCTCCCAGATGTCGTGCTCCAGATCCAGGCCGGTCGTCTCGGTGTCCACGAACACCAGGTCGTTGCTCAGGACCATCATCGCTTGTCCTCCTTGCTGTTTTGGAACACTCGGATCGCGGCGATGACCATGATGGTGATAACGGTCGCACCGCCGATCGCCAGTAGAACCCCCAGTACCCAGAGTACGAACTCCAGTGCTTCGTTCACTTCTCGCCCCTCTCCGGCACCCAGGTTTCGTCCCAGATGCTCTTGTTCCGGTCGTCGATGTAAATCGCTGCCAGAAGCTTACCACACACCACCTGCCTGAAGCGAATACCGTGATGCTTCAGCCAGCGCTCGATGTTCTCGAGATCGGTGTAACCCCTGGACGTGTGGACCACGACCTTGTACCCGGCCTCGTACAGCTCGTCGACCAGGTCCTTCGCCGTCTTGCCGTTCGGGTAGACCTTGACCGGACCGATGTCCGTGGTCGGGTTGTCTGGCGTCCAGACGCTCTCCGCCAGTGTACCGTCCAGGTCAACCGCAGCCCACAGCAGGTTGCCCCGGGGCGGAACGGTCTCGAAGGGTTCGGGTTCAGAGATCTCCGGACGATAAGGCTCATTCGGGAGCGGTTCGGTGATCATGGGTATGTTGTTCCTCTCCTCCTCGCTCATACGCACGAACGGGACGGGGTTCTCCTCCAGCCACTTTTCGTAGGCTTGAACCGCCTTCTCGTTTATGAAGCTGCCCGGTATGTACCCGCCCCAACTCACGGCCGAACCTCTTTGAACTTGTAGGGAACTGTGATCGTGAACCACTTGAAGTCCCCTTCGCGACGAGGTTCGTTTACCGGGATCCCTCGCTCCCAGTACCACAATCCGTTCTCCGCGCGAACCAGGTGGTAGTTGTACTGCACCAGGCTGGGGGTCATGAGCTTCATCACGGTCACGTGGTCCGGAGGCGGGACAGTTGCGTCACCCTCCCACAGCTCAGGCTCCTCGACCCTCGCCTCTGGTGGTTCCAGAGCCTTCCAGTTTCTGGCCAGGACCCCGTCCACGTAGTCGGCCGCCATGATGTTGAACACCACAGCAGCTCCGTGGTCCTCGTCCTCCTCGCCGTTGGCCCACTGGACGATGTGCCGTAGGGCCGAAGCAATAGCACGTTCACGTGCGGGGATGTCCGAGAATTGCTCCCAGTTCCGATCTGCGTACTTCTCCGCGCCCCGGGCCATCAAGGCTGCCAGGCGCGTGATCAGCTGATGCTCGTACGGCACGTTCTTCGGGAAGATCAGGTCGAACCTGGGCTTTCCCTCCTGAGTGTCGCGAACACCGCCGTTGCCGAAGGCCGCTCGAGCCCCCGAGTCCTTCGTAGTCACTGCGTTCGGATCGATCACCAGTGCCTCCTCTTCTCCACTCGATCCTCTAACGTGCATTGGATGCACAGCTCCACCTTAGACGGGTAAACTCCGTCTGTCAAGCGGAACAACCTGAGCATGGCGTTGCCCCGACGGCTGTTCAGCCACGCCATAAGCTTGTACGAGTCTGTGGTGGCGTACACGGGGACACCTGAAGCATCCCCGAGCACGACCCACACGTAGTTGTTCACTGGATGGCTTTGTACGCCTCGACCTGGAGGGAGTCGATCGACGCATCGAGGTCACTGACCGGCACATCCTTGAGTTTGCCGATCTCGTTGGCCAGATGTTCGGTTGCCTTCCGGAGCTTGAGGAAGGCATCGGCCAGCTTCTGGGTGCTCTTGGCCAGAGCGCGGTACTGATCCATCAGATGGCCGCGCTCCCGCTCCTTGCTCTCGATGAGCCGGATAGCCCCTTCGTATCGGACCTTGTGCTGAGCCACCTCACGCTCCAGGTCGGTGTTGGCCCCGGCGAGACCTTCGATGGTCAGCTCGTGGTCGCGGATGATGTCCTCCGGGTAAATCGACATTACTCGGCTACCTCCATTTCAGTTCCGTGTGGGCACGAAGGAAGACCTTCGTCGATCCACTTCCGGGTGGTCCGGGCCGTGTACCCGCAGCAATCCGGAGCGTGCAGCTTGATCATCCGGGTCGTCTGCTTCGGGGTCAGCCTCTCCATCTCCTGAGCGTTCAGAGCCGCGTGCGGGAACGAGCCCAAGGTCTCGGAGATCTCGTCCAGCTCTCGCCACAGCTTGGTACCGGGTGTGACCACCGTGGCTGTGAGCTTGCCCTCCAGCCCGATCTTCCGAGCTACCCGAGCGAACTCACCTTTGTGGCCGGACTCAACGTCGTCCCAAGCGTGGATCAGTTCGTGGACCAGGGTGCCGAGCACCTTGACCGCGTCGTCGTGCGTGGGTGAGATGAAGATCTGCGACACCCCATCCTCGGACACCGACTTCTTCCAGCACTGCCCGACCACCTGGTTCTTAGCTGAGGTCCCACCCTTGGAGGGCCAGCCGACACTGACTCGCACCTTGGGGATCTCGATGTTGATGTCCTTGAACAGCCGGGTCAGGCGGATCACCGCCGCCTCCAGCCACTCTTCACGAGTACCGTATGCCATCTGGCCCTCCTTCGGTAGGTTGTGTAAACATTGTATCAGTGGTTGTTGTGGTCCGCAAGGTACCAGTTCTCACCAGCAGGGCCAGGCTCGGCCGGGAAGTCCATGTCCTGTCCGCCCACAGGTGCTTTGAGCGAGCGGGACATCATCGACACCAGGTAGTCCTTGCTCTCCTCGAACTTAGCCCGAGGCACAGAGAACAACGCAGCGTCGTGAACTTGGATCTTCCACCTGCGAACCCAATGGTGCGGGAGGGCCAGCAGAAGGTCACACATCAGCTCTGTGGTCCCTGATTGGCCCAACAAGGCAGGAGCCTGAGTGTATTCCCTCCCAGGTTCCACCCACATCTTCCGACCCCACCAGTTGACCACGTAGCCGTTGTTCCTAGCGAAGGAACGGACCGAGTTTTGCCACTTGATGATGCGCGGGAAGGCCTTCGCCATCCCCTCGCAGAACTGCTTCGACTCTCGCTCCGGAACACCCGAGTGGATCGACAGGGTCTTGTAGCCCCCGCCGTACGACCACCCGTGGCCCAACGGCTTCGCCTTCTGCCTGAACTCTGCTGTCACCGGGTTGGACTTGTCCGTGCCGACGACGTCCTTACCCCAAGCCGCCCAAGCGTTGATCAAGTGGCCGTCAGCCCCCGGCTTGAACCTCTCGGCGTAGTCGGTGTCGCCTGAGTACCAGGCCACGATCCGAGCGTCCGCGTTGGAGAGGTCGATCTCCAAGAACACGTCGTCCTCGGAGTCGGGAATGTAGTACTCCTTCTCCACCGCATTCGGCCCTCGCGACGTCCAGACCGTGAGGCCTGGCTTGGTCGTCGACCACCTGCCCGATCGCTGCAGCATGGTGATCTGCGGGTGCACGAATCCGTCCGGGTGCATCGAGTCCAGGGTGAGCTGGCTGAGCGTCCGCTGGCCCATCAACTGAGCCAACGCCTTGCCCAGCTCTTCGGCCTCTGTATTGGCCGTCAGCTCGAGAAGAACCTCGCCCCCTAGGGAAAGGTCCCCCGTCTTCTCCGAGCGCTTCCACATCGGCCTAGAGCCCTCTGTGATGCCCTTGGACGCGAGCGCCTTGATGACCGCTTCCTTGCCCACCTTGGAACGCCAAGGCTGCTTGCCCTCAGTCGGGAACCCGAACTCCTCAACCAGCCAAGCCATGATCTCGTCACGCTTGCCCTTCAGCAAGTCGCGTCGAGCCGTGGCCTTGTCGAGGTCGACTCGGACACCGTTAGAGCTGATCGCTGCCGCCCGTGAAGCCACTCGCTGAGTACGCTTGGCGTACGCGTCGAGCGGACCCCTGGCCATCAGCTTCTTAGCCACCCATCGGGAGGCCTCGACATCAGCCACCAAGTACTCCCGATAGCGCTGGTCGTCTACAGGGATCTTCCCGTAACCATCCAACGCTCGTTCGTTCTTGGGCAGGCTCTTGTCGCCGAACTCCAGTGCTAGTTCCTTCAGCTCGAACAGCTTACCCGGCACCCCGAGTTGGTACGCCTGCTCATTCAGACTGAACCACTTGAGCATCTTCTCCGGCGTGTCGTACGTGGCTTGCTTACCGAACCGGTTGATCGACTTGTACGGAGCAGGGTGAACTAGACCTGCGTGCGTGAACGTGTCGTAGACTCGACCTTCGTCGGCGAGCTGCATCGGGATGTTCGACTTGACGCCAAACACCGCGCGCAGGTCGAACTCGTGGATGTTGTGGCCAATGATCCAGCGAGCCTTCAGGATTTGTTCCTTCAGCTCCTCCAGGTCAGTGGTGATCACGACAGGTCCGTCGTCCCACGCGTATCCGATCAGCCTGACGAACTCCTCCGGAGGCATCGAGTAGATCAAGTTGCTCTCGAACGACTCAATGTCGAAGATCAACGTGCCTTGCATCTTACCTCCCAAGGATGGGCCGGGAGAAAATCCCCCGGCCCATGTCGATCAGACGAACAGGGTGTCACACCGGCCCGGTTCACCCTTGGGCACCGGACACACCCAGCCTCGCTTGCCACCGGCTTCGTGGAAAGTCCGCTGACCGTGCTGGCAGATGGACGGGTCTTCCTTGGCCGACGAGTTGGCGAAGGGTAGCTCGTCGGAAGCACCCGGCTTCTCGCTGGCACCTGCAGGCTTGCCGTACTGGCCAGGCTGAGGGACCGGAGCGTTACGCGCGGCCAGCCAGACTCGACCGAACGAAGCGTTAGCCTCGGACACCTCCTTCATCAGCTTAGCCACCGTGTCGCCCTCGAACTGCTTGAGAACATCCGCAGCAGTCCGACCCTTGACCACGAGCCACGGAGCTTCGTAACCCGACGCGCCCTTCAGCGTCACGGTGACGGAGCCGTCCTCTTCGGTCCAGACGTCAGTACCTGTAGCGAGGGGATCCGCCGCCATCCTCGGCCTCCTTCTCTGAGATCAGCTCTTCTTCGTGGAGAGTGCGCATGGCTTCGTCGTAGCCCTCCCAGTTGTCCACCCCGGCCGCCTCCAAGGCGGCGAGCTTGTTAGCTGCCGCCTGGAGGCCCGACCACTCTTCGAGTGATACCGAGACGAACATCAGAACGGGGTGTCCTCGTCGGAACCGCTGAAGCCCTGCAGCTTCGGGGCCTCGTAGGTGATGTCGTACTCGGCCTGGGCCTTGCCCTGCACCGAGGACTTCGTCACCTTGACGTTGAGACGGCAGTTCGGCTCGAGCTTCTCGACACCTGCCTTGCGCAGCGCCTCGCGCACCGCGATCTGGCCCTGTTCCTTGGCGGCCCACTTCTTGGTCTCACCGTTCACGTCGAAGGTGAAGACCCACTCGACGCGCTGCTCCTTGTTCTTGTTGAGCACCGGGTCGCCGTTGAAGACCATCCCGCGTCGCTTGACGTCGAGGACGACACCCACGACTCCTTCGCCCTGCTTGTTCAGGGCCAGGTAGTTGCCGCCACCGTTGCGAATGTCGGCGTTCACATCGTCGAAGGACATGGTTTGTGTGTTCCTTTCTTCGAGGGTTACTTGGTGTAGGCTGCTTTGGCGAATTCGCCGCCGCAGAATGCGATCTTGTCTTCCATCGGCCAGTTCTCCAGCCGTGGCTGCGGTTCCTCGGGGAACAGTTCCGGCTTCGCCCACGCCTGGTACATCTTAGCATGGACCGCAACGGCCCCTGGCTGGAAAACCGACACCACCATGCCGTCGGACTCCGCCTGGTCCCAGTTACTCAACGCTGTCACCTCCCAGGTAGTCCAACTCGACGTCAACCCTAGCCTGCCGGTTGTTACGTCGCCGACTGCCGTTCTCGTGGTTGTACCGTCGCGCCGTGTTGAGCCGGTTCATCAGCGTGGTCAGCGACTCCATGGCTCGGGGCAGGACGTTCTTAGCTTCGTTGGACTTGCGATCGAAGTGCTCCCCTCCCACGTACACCCTGACCAGAACGCCGTGGTACTTGGGGTTCTTCTTACGAAGCTCCTCCAAGGCCACCTGGAAATCGGTAGACCCAGCCTCGAAGTTGGGCACGGTCTTGGTTGCCGCACCCTTCGAGGCCAGAAACCTGACCTCGTCCACTGAATACGCGATCTGCCCTGAGAACAAGGCGTAGTCGTCTCGTGCGGATGAGGCCTTCTCGTGGCCGATAGCAGTCAGCCTCTTGACCCGGTCCACTTGGTTCAGATTGAACAGACTCTCAAGCGACCCTGGTCGCTCCAAGAAGTGAATCATCAGGTCTTGGAACAAGTCTTCAGGGTTGGTTGCCTGGGGCCACTTCCTCGCCACCGATTCAGCGGCCGTCTGGAAGTCGGGCAGAATGGACTCGATCACATCCACGTAGTTCTCCTCTCTGATCATCGCTCCTCCACCCTGACCAGGGGCTTGGGGTCGCTGTATCGGTGGCGACAGTTGTTGCACTTGTACGTCTGGTAGGCCGACAGGTTCGTGGTTCGAATGCCTCGCTTCTGCCTATCAGGACTCGCACACCTCGGGCATGTACCCGGCTCGGCACCGAAGAGCTGCATGTTCGGGTGATTGTCAATCCACTCGAGTAACTCCCAGTACACCATCTCGGTGAGCACGACGTCGTGCTTGTTGTACTTGCGCATCAGAGCCCAAGCCTTCGGGTCTCCTGCTCGGCAGGCCGCCCACAAGTCGTAGCCTGGGTGCTTGACTTTCCGACCCACCTTGAGGAACTCGTGGGCCACCCAATCCAGCTTGTTCGAGGTCAGCTTGAAGCTGGCCTTGACCACGGACAGCAGGTCGATGTGCCTGTAGTCGTCTGGCCTGCCGAGCTTCTCGGCCACGAGCAAGCCGTCCCGCACTCGGACGTCGTACTCCTTGAACTCACGGTTGAGGTGCTTCATGTCGAAGCCCTTACCGTTGTAGTGGATGACCGCATCCGCTGCGTTCACCAGCTCGAAAGCTGAACGCACCATCTCGTCGCGCCCGTGGTGGAACTCCGAGTAGAAAGCCACCTTCGGGTTGTCCAGCCATTTCGCCGCGAAGGAGATCATCCTCGTAGGCTCCATGACTTGGTTGATCCCGATGTTGGCGTTGAACAAGGACCACGTGGCCGCTAGGTTGGCTGAGGTCTCGATGTCGAGGACGAGCCTCTTCATCCGGTCGTTACTTCTGATCATCAGGTGTCTCCAGTGCGATCACGATACGCCCGAGCAGGATGTGAACTTGAGCGTGCATCGCCATGCTCTCCTCCAGCTTCTCCATCATCGCGACGAGGATCTGCGTGGGGGTTTTGCCTTCGAATTGCTGGAATCCGAACAAGGCCTGCTCAGGCCCCACCTCGCCGATCTTGCCGAGGACCCGAGGCAGCATCCACTCAAGGTGGTTCTGCAGATCTTCGGCGGAGGCCGGGAAGGTCGGGATTGGGATCTGGTCGACCACCCGAACTTCCGGTTCTGGCTGGGGTTCAGAGTCAGGCTGAACCGGCCGGATCTGGTGCTCCTTGCACGCGGCCACACCCGAGAACTCGGGAAGCTTGATCAGGTACAAGCCAGCCCATCCTTCGAAACCCTCGATCTTACCCCGATAGCCCTTGAAATCACCCCCGATGATCTCGACCTCGGTGCCGTGGGGGTACTTCACTCGCCCTCCTTGGAGGCCTTCTCGTTGCTGAGCGACTCGAGTGCGTCGAAGATCGCCTTGACCGTCGTACGGACCGCGAACTGCATCGCCTCCATCTCGGTGGCTCCGGCGGCCAGCTTGACCGCGTAGGCGAAGGTTGCACTGGTGACCAGCACCTCGACCTTCTGGTCGAACTCCTTCTTGGTTTCCTCGTTCACGGGGTTCTCCTCTCTAGAAGGGATCCGGCTGACTGCCGGGGTTGAACATTGCTGAGGTCAACATCAGTTCCTTGGTGTTCTTGTTGAACTCCAAGGTTGTCGTCGGCTGCGACACGTCACGACCGAAGGCCCTGAACACTCGGTCCGAGTCCTCCTCGTCGCCCTGCTTGATGATAGACATGATCGAAGACGGCCAGTCCATGAAGGCCGTGGCCCCTCGTGCACGCCCAACGTCTTGGTGCCCTGTGTGGTGTGTGATCACCACTGCCTTCAGCCCTGCCTCCACCTTCAGGACATCGAACGCGTCGAGCAGAGGGCGAACCCCTTGGACCTGGTTCTCCTCAATCCCGAGCGCGGACAACACGGGTGAGATCGGGTCAACGATCAACACGTCCACCCCTGAAGTGCGAAGCCTCCTCGCCCACTTCGAGCGGATGGTCTCAGACTGCATGTGGAGTTGATTGCCCTGGCCCACACGCGGAACGTACACCATCCTGGAGAAGTCGACACCCGGGACCGTGTCGAACCAGTCCCAAGCCAGCGAATGGCCCAGCTCCATGTCCACGTACGCTACCTTCAACCGCTCGGGGACCTCGAATGTTCCCAAGAACGGAGTTCCGGCAGTCATCGATTTGATCAGGTTGATCATCAACGTGGACTTGCCCGCCTTGTACTGAGCGTTCAACAGGACACTGCCCCCGTTGTGGATCAGGCCTTTCATCAACCACTTCGGCTGATCCGGCTTGTTCCGGTGGAAGTCGTCACCTTCAACGAAGTCACCGAACCGGACAGCGGCTGCAGCCTTCTCGATCTTCTCCATCTTGAAGGTGTCCGACGCAGCCTCACGCACCCTCAGGCGGTTCAGGGTGTCCCAATACTCGGCCGCCATGGTAGCAGGCACGCCTTCCGGCAGCACTGCGTTCTTGGGCTTCTCAGGGGCCGTCCAGGCACGCTCTTGTGCCCACTCGACCGCTCGCTTGACCTTGCCGTCCAAGTCCTTGATCTCGTACGGGACGTTGTCCTCGTAATCCTGGCGGACCTTGTCGATTGACAAGACTTCGTCGGGCAAGGACAAAGCGATGCGCATCGAAGCACCCAGCCGGGACATCACCGTGTCGTCGCGGGTACCTTCCTCAGCCCGAGCCGCCAGGCTGACGTTGGACTCGTGGATCTGGAGAGCCCACGCGTGGTCCTCCTCATCCAGAAGTTCACCGGCCTTGACATCGTCAGGGAGGTGGGTGACCAATGCTTCCTGCCACACCTGTTCGACGTTGTCCGGAAGCTCGATCGGCTCGACGTCCACGGCCACCTTGTATTGACCGTCCGGCTTCCCGTCAGGGTGGTTCACTCGAACCGTGGGGGGTGCCAGGATGTGCGACCCGTCGGCCAACAAGTCCACGCCCTTGAGCGCGGGGATGCCGGTCTTCTCGCCCTTCGTCTTCTTGAGCGAGCCGTGATACTTGAACAGCAGGTGCCAGCCCTTAGACGGCGTGGAGTGCACACGCGTCTCAGGGATCTGGAAGTACTCCAGCACCGCCTTGACATCGCCACCGTTGCGCGGGTCGATGTCCAGCACCACCAGCTTCGAAGGCTTTCCCAGCAACAGAGCGACTGGTGTGTCAGCGCCCCCAACCTCAGTCAGGGTGTTCGGACCGACCTCCGACTTCTGCCAGTTCTCACCGGGTGTGAACTGCCCGCCGTAAGCGAACGG